TTACAGGAAAACGACAAACGGGTTACAATTAAAATAGTCAATCAATCAGATGGAAGTGGTGCTACAACCGTATTTGGTGACGTATCAGCATTGAATGGTGACGACGATGGTAACTCAGTAGCACACTTATCATTACAAAGAGTATGGTGGTCATGCGCTAATGGCGATGGCGGCGATGCTTTTGCACGTTTAGATGAAGAAGACTCAGATGGGGACATTCCAATTATAACTTTAATAGACTCAGGTTATTGGGACTTTAGAGAGTTTGGTGGTATACCTGCTGATAAATCATCTAACAGTAATCAAAGTGACGTTAACTTTGTTGTGCCTGGTGCAGCGGATTCTGGTAATACATATACTTGCATAGCAGAATTTAAAAAAATATATTAGGAGTAGCATATGGCGACTTCTGGCACTAACGTATTTGAAAATACTTTTCCTATCGATGAAATATTCGAAGAGGCGTATGAGCGCGTGGGCATGCGTGAAGTTACAGGTTATCACCTAACTTCTGCAAGAAGGTCACTAAATATTATGCTTCAAGAGTGGGCTAATAGAGGTTTGCACTATTGGGAATTAGCAGAAACAAATATTGATCTTGTTGAAGGACAAGCAGAGTATACTTTCTTTAGAGCAACAACAGATGGCACGAGTGCTGTAACAACAGCACCTGCAGACGTGTATGGTGTAGAAGATGTTTTAGAAATGACGTTTAGATCTGACAGAACATCAACATCACAAACAGACTCTTCTATGACAAAAATAAATAGATCAACTTATTCTGCCATATCTAATAAACTTACTAAAGGCACACCGAATCAATACTATGTGCAAAGATTTTCAGAAAAAGTTGTTGTAACTTTTTATCCAACACCCGACTCAACAGCTGCTACAAAAGACGCTCACATGTATTTTGTAAAAAGAATACAAGATGCAGGCGCTTATACGAATACTATTGATGTGCCTTATAGATTTGTGCCGTGCATGATATCGGGATTATCCTACTACCTTGCACAAAAGTACAAACCAGACTTCGTACAAAACTTAAAAATGTTATACGAAGATGAATTTCAAAGAGCGTTGACAGAAGATGGTTCTTCTTCTAGCACTTTCTTAACACCACAAACATATTATCCAGGAACATAAATGCCAAAATTTGCAACAGGTAAATATTCAAAAGCAATATCAGACAGAAGCGGTTTGTCTTTTCCATATACAGAAATGGTATTTGAATGGAATGGTTCTTTTGTACATACTTCAGAGTTTGAAGCTAAAGCACCACAAGTTCAACCTGGTCCACATCCAGCGGATGCAGTATCTTTACAAAACGTAAGAACAGACAGAACAGAAACAGCAGTTCCACAATTGTTAATTGTAGATGCATTTAAGACAGGAACATCTGGTTCAAGCACAATAACAGTTACTGAAAGAAGTCATGGCAGATCATCTAGTGACACTGTAAGATTTAGAGAAGTAGATAGCTTTGATGGCATCACAAAAACAAATTTGGAAAATTCATCCGGTTATTCAATAACAAAAGTTGATGATGATAGTTACACTTTCAGTGTATCGACAGACACCGCAACAACTGGTAGTATTAGAGGAGGAGGAGGCAGAGCCACAGCGGGCCCTGCTACAATAACAAATTAATATGTCTTTTACTTTATCCACATTACGCACATCTATTAGAGATTACACAGAAGTTGATGACACTGTTTTGTCAGACACTATTTTAGAGAGAATAATTTTAAATGCAGAGTCTAGAATATTTAGAACAGTAGACTCTGATGATACTAAATTTTACGCAACTTCTGAAACTACCATTGGTAACAGATATATAACTGTGCCAACTGGAACTAGAATAATTAGATATATACAAATTACAAACTCGACCACGTCAGATCAAGAATTTTTAAAACAAGTGGATTCTTCATTTTTAGCCACCTATGCCCCTGATCCAGACAATTCTAGTGACCGAGGCAGACCAAAGTATTTTGCACATTGGGATAATGACAACTGGGTTGTAGAACCAACGCCTGATGCAGCGTATGTTTTGACAATGGCTTATATAAAACAGCCAACAACCATAACAACGTCAAATTCAACAAGCACAGAATTATCAACGAAACAACCAGATTTACTGTTGTATGCATGTTTGGTAGAAACCTTTAAATTCTTGAAAGGTCCTGATAATATGATACAACTGTATGAGGCTTCTTACCAAGAAGCCGTACAAACGTTTGCGGCCGAACAACAAGGTCGAAGACGCAGAGACGAGTACAGAGATGGTGTTCCTCGTCTACCTTTAAATTCACCAACACCGTAATATAAGGAGAAAAAATATGGCAAATGTTATACCTACATCTTTTAAGTCAGAGTTACTATCTGGTACTCACAACTTTGCAAGTGGTGGTAATAGTTTTAAGATAGCACTCTACACAGATATTTCTGGGTTAACTGCATCTACCACAGCTTTTACAACTACAAACCAAGTTAGTTCATCCGGTACAAGTTATACTTCTGGTGGTCAAGCACTAGACAGTCAAGCTGTATCAACTAGTGGTACAACTGCTTTTGTTGATTTTGCAGACGAAACTTTTTCATCTGTAACATTATCTGCAGTCGGCGCTATGATTTACAATGACACTAACAGTGACAAAATTTGTGTAGTTCTAGATTTTGGCGGCACTAAAACTGCAACGAACGGAGACTTCGTAGTCCAGTTTCCAGCAGCTGATGCTAGTAATGCTATTATTAGAATTGCGTAAGGAATAAAAGATGGCACTAGTTCTAAACGATAGAGTTAGAGAAACCACAACTACAACCGGCACGGGCGCCGTTGCGCTTGGTGGAGCTGTATCTGGTTTTGAAACTTTTGCAGCAGGTATTGGTAACAGTAATACTGTTTACTATGCAATAGTTCACAGAACCGCAGCTGAGTTTGAAGTTGGTCTTGGCACGTTAGATGGAGATAGTTCTGATCTAACGCGTACAACACCTATATCTAGTTCTAATAGTGACAGTGCTGTAGACTTTGCATCAGGCACTAAAGATGTTTTTTGCACATTGCCTGCAAGCAAAACTGTATTTGAAGACGCAAGTGGTCATGTAAGTTTACCTCACGATTTATTTGTTGCAGGTGGTCTTATAGATCTTAAAAATGATGGCGGTGCTGTATCACAAATTAAATTTTATTGTGAGTCTAGTAATGCTCACGCACAAACTCTTATTGGTGCACCACACTCAGAATCTGCATCAAATACTCTAACATTACCAAGCACTGGTGGTGACGCTAGATTAGTTTCAACCGCTTCGACTGCAACCCTTACAAACAAAACATTAACAACACCTGTTATCGCAGAGATAGACTCTGGAGCTGACATTACTCTAGATGCTACAGCTGACATCGTATTAGACGCTGCAGGTGGTAATGTAGAATTTAAAGACGCTGGCACGCTTCAATTAACTATCGACATGGATGGCACTGCAGGTGCACAGATAATTAAATTAGAAGTAGATAGTGACGACTTAATATTTAAACAATACGACGGCACAGTAGTATTAACATTAGATGATGACACAACTGTAAAAGTTGCAACCGATCTAACAGTTGGTGACGATGTAAGCTTATTATCAGACGCTGCCGTTCTTAACTTTGGTGCTGATAGTGACGTGTCATTGACTCACGTAGCGGACACAGCGCTTTTACTAAACAGTTCAAGACAACTACAGTTTGGTGACTCAGGCACATACATACATCAATCAGCTGACGGAGTCCTGGATTTAGTATCTGATACAGAAATAGAGATCAATGCAACAACTATAGATATAAATGGTAATGTAGAAATTTCAGGAGACTTGACTGTATCTGGTGATGATATCACTATGGGCACGAATACATCGGGCCATATTATGGTCGCTGATGGCACAAACTTTAATCCAGTGGCTATATCTGGTGATGTTAGCATAGCAGCTAATGGAGCTGTGACTATTGCAAGCACAGCTGTTGAAACCTCTATGATTGCAGCTGATGCTATAACAGAAGCTAAGATTGCAGATAATGCAGTTGAAAATGAGCATATCAACGACAACGTGATTTCAGGGCAAACTGCTCTAACATCTGGACTTGCGACAACAGATGAGTTATTAATAAGTGATGGCGGAACTATCAAAAGAATGGACGTTAGTCTAATATTAGACACGTCTTCTGCTGATGCTACCGCGTTAGCGATCGCATTAGGATAAGGAGAAAATAAATGGCAAACACATTTAAGGTCAAAACAAAAGCTGGAATAGGTACATCTATTACAACTGTATATACAGTTCCTAG